GTGAGAATAGTATCCCACGACATAATATCAGTTAATAAAGACATAATATTAATTTAATTGTATAGAACGTTTAATGATTCCACAACGAACATGGTCAAGTAACATTAGAGTATCATAATTATCCTCAGGTGTGAAAGTTCCACTAGCCACTGAGTCATGGAGATTGTTATATAATTTATTCATCTCAGTAATATAATATCTCATAGTAGGATCTGGAATAGCACTTTCCATCCAGAATGTGACACATTTTCTAACACCATTAGTTACTGGTCTAACACCATGTATAAAATCAGATTGATAAATCAATATTCTACCTGGCTCTAATCTTCTTTCAATAGTTTCTGTTCCTATTTTAATGAAGTGTTCACCACCTTCATAATTATCATCTAATGTAATAACAGCAGTATAGTCAGTTCTGCTACCCCACATCTGCCAATAATCAACATGATCAGCATAATGTTGTCCTAATTCATACTTTAACATGAAACAAGGACTGATTTTATTAAGTGGATGTAAATGATATATGGGAGATGCTTTTAAAACTTTAGTGATAGCAGTATTTGCCATCTTGTTTAATTCAACATCTTCTTGTTGTTTATTGTCTTTCTGAAATTTATCTTTAGAACCTGTTATAGCACCATCAACAAATTTACCAGAATCAAATATGCTAAGTATTTGTCTTAGTTGATTATGGTCAAAGAAATCATATTCATATATCATTTTTGTATCTCCGCCATAGCTTTAATAAATTGATCACAAGCTTGTTTATATTGTTCAGTAACACTCGGTAAAGGAGTACACATATTGATAACTTGATCAAAACCAATTAAAAATGATGTATCACAAGAAAATATCTTCCATGGTGTTAATAACATTCCAACCTGTTTATCTTGAAGAGGTCCTGATTTAGTCAATACAAATGGGTATATCATATTATAACATACTTTTCTTTCTACACCATCAACTGTTTCAATATGATCTTTTACATTACTAACCACCTCTTCTCCAGTTTTCAGCGTGAGAATGAGAATATTTAATTTATCACTCATAATTTAGTTAAATGTTGTTTTCTTTAATTTGTGCTAATAGTCTGTCTAAGTCCTCTTTTGATTGTATTTCTTCAGAGGGTTTTTCATAATCCTTATAGTTTGCAGGTGCAACGATAAAGTCAGGGTTCTTAAGTTTATAGTTGGATGCAATTGTCAATACAATTCTTTTAGCATACTCGCTATATGTCGTTGTGTCAAATGTTCCAAACTGACCATCTGTTTCTAGGTAGACTTTACCCTCATTTAATTTCTGATTGTTTAAGTCTACTCTACTCTCCCATGCTTTATACATGATAGGATTAAAAGGAAACTTAACTTCATCAGAATCTTTACCATCATTGTCTTGTGGTAATGATCTTAACTTAGCTCTGTACTTAGTCCACATTGCTTTTGTATCTGCATCAATTTCAGCATCTGGCATCTGTGTCCAATCACAATCAGCAAGGAGATAATTTCTAATCATTCTAATACCTTCCCAAGATACTTTATTCCATCTACCATACTCATTGTATAATTTTTCTTGGATTATCTCTTGTTCGCTGTCTTGATATTCAAAGTATTTTTCTTTAAGAGTCTCAGCAATCTGTGCTACTTCTGACTCAGTTGGTTCTACCCATGAATATGTTTTCCATGACCTTTCTTTAGTTGCACGATCATATACATATTTTTTCTTTTCAATACCATATGACCCATCACTGAAGTAATTCAAGTGAATCAAACGATCTTTATCAGATGTCCAGAATGGATACAAAACATTTTGGATATTGGCATTCCAATAATCCTCTCCAATGAATTGTGTCTTTCCATTAACAAGAATCATTCTTTCTAGTGCATTTACTTGCACTACTACACGTATGTCTGCCATGTGATTAAGGGATTTTAATGAACCAGCCTGTTGCAATATATTTATCATGGGTGAAGACTGTGTTTCCACGATGAACATGTGTCATTCCTGCTGGCCAGATCAATAATGTACCTGTTTGTGGTTTATATCTCTTCCTTTGATACAAGAATTCTGTTTCTGCTTCACCATCTGGCATATCATTTAAGTATACCATCCATGCTAACTCTCTGTTTGCTGCTCTGAAACTAGAGTTTTCATAGTGCCAAGTATGATAACCACCACCAACTGGAGTTTTCTGCACTTTTAAACCAATTGATGCTAGTTTAACTCTATTAATATGATCATACTCTTGTTTATAATTCTCAAATGCAGAATTTAGATATTTATAGAAATGTGCAGACGTTGCCATATCAATATCATCATACATCATACTAATATCATGACGTGCTAGTTTCTTTTGTGGCATTTGTTCATTGCCATAATGTCCGTAGTCTGGATTAATTTTTAATTGATTCTCAAAATTAGATATAATAGTATTACATATCTCATGATGTACAAGTCTTCTGTATACACCAATAAAATCTTCAAACTTTCCTTCTAATCTATCAGGATCAATGATCAATCCACTCTCACTCGCTTCTAACATCAATAAGCTCTGATCATATACTTAACTAAATGATACCTTGTTAACAGTGGAATGTCAACATTTGGTTGTAATGAAGAGTCAACATTTAACTTTACAGCAGATGATAATGTAAATGTACCTTCATTTACTTCAAGACCAGCACTGTTAAGTGGATCTCCTTGTGGTTCAATACGTTCGGTAATAAACTCAATTCCTAAATCAGCTTTACCAGAAGGATATGATGTAACAGTTTGCTCTTTTTCATCATGAGCAAATGCAATATAATCAATACCAAAGTTATCGTTGTCAGGATTTCCAGCAGAAGATCTCGTTTGTCTTACCTCTAGTATTAAATTGTTTACCTGATATGTTGATGTTAAAGGAATTTCAACTATAGTCCAATCTGTAGGACCGATAGCAGAAGATATTGTACCAATTTTATTGAAACTAGTAGCATTATCATTACTAGCAAATAGTTCTAGTGGTTCACTTGGTGCTTCTCCACCGTTTGTACCATCACCACGAATAACTCTGATTTTAACTGTATTAATTGGTGAACCCTTTGAGTTAGATACAGTAGCATCAATTTCAATTGATCTTGCATATCTTACAGCTTCTTGTCCAAAAAATCTAAGATATTTTTCAGTATTAGTAGAAGCAAATCCACCATTGACACCAGATCCAGTTCCAGATTGAACGTAATCAACATTAGGACTTGCACTATCAAATATTCCAGAAGTTACTGAAGTTCCTGTACTGCCACCAGACTCTTCTACCACTTGATAACCAACTAGACCATTACCTGCTTGACCACCAGAATCACCACTATTACCAACAACCATTGTTCCAGCATTAATACTAGTAGCATCAAACTGGAATGCTAAGTATGCACCTGATCCACCACCACCTCCACCATCACCATAGAATGTCTGGTTTTCTACAGCAATGAGTTCAACAGATCCAGCACCACCATCAGCAGTTTGTCCTATTCCAACTGTACCACCATTGTCAGCATTTCCCTCTGTAACAAATGATGCAGTAGCACCTGCACCAGAACCTCTATATCCACTTTGTCCTCTTTGTGCACCATAACCGTCTCTACGTGCGTTGGAACCGTTTCCAGCACCTCCACCACCACCAATACCAGCACCAAAACCGACGCCACCACCGCCAGCTCCTCCTCCACCACCAGAGCAGACAGAGTTACCACCGTTAGAACCACTTCCAGAGAAAATATTACTTAAATTCTGAGCACCATCATTACCAGAGACAGTTCCGTTTTGATCAGCACCTTGGGCACCATCACCACCAGCACCTCCTCCTCCACCACCGCCAGCTCCAGCGATCATGATTACAGAAGTACCAACAGCAGACGCAGAACCACCGCCACCGCCTCCGCCACCACCAGTTCCAGTACCTCCATTACCACCACTTGCGAAACCGTCGGTTGATCCAGTACCACCAAGATATTTTGGGTTACCTCCAGTATTAATATTGGTAGGAGCTATTCCTCCTCCACCAACATAAACTCTTAATCCACCTACACCTGAAGGATCAATATTTACAGTGAGACTTTTACCATCACCACCATTACCTGCCCACCAGCCACCGCCACCATCACCAGTACTACCTGAAGCACCACCACCACCTTTAATAACTGCTTTTAAACTGTCAAGTGGCCATGTAGCAGGAATAGTATAAGTATAAAAAGTACTGGACGGTGTTGTATATGACTGTGATACTTCATTTGTTCCAGTGTATAAAGTTCTAGCACCATCACCACCAGCACCTGTGATATATGCAGTAGTCGCTCCTGTACCTCCCTCCAAAGTACTACCATCACCACCAGTATTTCCCTCTTCATATTGAGTAATATTAATATCTAATCCACCTACAGTATATGTGCCTGTTGCAGTAATATTTGTTGCTCCACTTGCACCAGAAACAATTCTCGCTTGACCTCCAGCTCCACCAGCTCCACCAGAATCACCATCTGCGCCACCTACTCCACCTTCTGCTACGATTTGTATTTGATTTCCATTGTAATTAAACTCATAATAAGTATCACCACCATTAGTACCATCAATATCACTGGTAGCACCTCCACCACCAGAACCACCAAGTTGTCCAGCAACACCTGAGATTGGTAACTGTTCTATAGTTGGAGACGGAACTGTGTATGATCCAGGAGTTTGTTGCTCTACAACATATTCTGTTGTTGTATAAGTGTCACCTGGTATTATGATTGTTTTGCCACCAATAGTATATGAGTCACCAATATCATATATTGTATCTGCTGGTTGTTGTATGACTGTAACGCTATCCGCTGGTAAATCTCCTGCAATTTTATATGCTATTGACAATACAATATCTTGACCACCACTACCATTAGTTGTTGCAAGTAATGCTTGACCTAACCTAGCTTTATATTTTGTTGGTGCTAAGTAAAAATTATCATCATCAATTTTAATTATATACCACTCTGTGTTCTGTGCGAGTGCAATAGAAGTACCATTTACATCAAATACACATTGAGTTGTTTGATCATTAGATTTAACTCTGATTTTATATCCAGTTGATAGTCCGTGATCGTTGACATTGAACTTTGTTCCTGTAGCTTCACCAATAATATTTGTTGCAGTAATAGTTACATCTACTGTCTCACCAATACCACCAACATTACCAAATGTAGAAAGAGTTGGATCAGTAATAACATAATCTACAATACCATGACTATGAAATAGTGGTGATCCTCCATCTGGTAAGAAGAAGTTAACTTGTCCAGTACTATCCTTATAACTAGCAAGACAATTATCAACAGCAAATGACTTTCCTTCAAATGCTCCTGCAAGTGGTGCTTGCGACGTCATAATAGCATGATCATGTTCTGGAACTGAGGATATCATTTTTTCTTGTAGAGGACCTATTTGTAATGTAACCTCACCAGTCAAAGTTCCACCAACAAACTCAGTTATATTTGGATATCCAGTAATTACAATATTTCCAATATCAAACAATGCTTCCTGTTGTGTTTTAGAAAAAAACCATCTACCACCAGTTTGTCCAACGGTAGATATGACATTACCAGATACAGGAGATCCACCACCACTCACACCACCACCAGCACCAACTAATTTTCTAGCTTTATAGTCAGGAACATTAAATGTAAGCGATGAAGAACTTCCAAAATCTTCTACGTTATATGTTCCATTAAGTCCACCATACTTATTTTCAATAACTTCGTATAATAATGGATAATCTTGTGCATTATACTCAGATCCATCACAATATAACCAACCCTCATACTGCGAGGCTGGATCAGTAGCAGTTGTAGAAGATACTGAGACAATTTCAACTCTCGCTGTTCCACTGCTACCTGGTTGAAGAATATAAACTACATCTCCATTTTGATAACCATAACCTTGTTTTTTGAGAGTAACAAAATTTACACTACTATCTGGATTTGCTGCAATACCAACAGTTAATCCAAATCCAGTGCTTGATGCCACATTAACTGTTCCGTTAGAACCAACATCAGTAATATTATAATATTTCCCTGCAGCTATATCTCCATTACTTCTAGAAAATTTAATGGTATTTGAATCAACAACATCAACTAAAAATGTAAATCCTTTATCAAGACCAACACCACCAACACCACCTGTTGCCAACACTGGTGTTGCTGATGCGTTAGTACCACCTCCACCAATCAATGTAACAACAGGGAATTGATATCCTGTACCACCATCAATAACATTTATTCCAGTTACAGTTCCTGTGCTGGAATCAAACACCGCTTGAAATGTACCACCAGTGACAGGACCACTACCATTATCAGTTACTTGTACGAAGGGTGCTGATGTGTAACCACTACCAATATTATTCATAGTGATGGATTGAATAGATGCTCCCAATTTACATTGATTTGGTTGCTGATCTGTTGTAGTGACCGTTAGTTTATCACCTTCAACAAAAGGATGATTAGGGATAACAACATTATCTGTTCCTACTTCAAATGCTGTTGCAGGAATAGCATAAGTTATTGGAGCTGTGGGATAATTTGCAAGAGGTCCTAAATCAGTTACATATCCACTACCACCACCAGCACCAGCGACAACTGATCCTAAATTTTGCACAACACCATTGTCTGTGACCTTATCATCAGTTGCCTTAAAAATAGGAACGATAGAACCAATTGGTAAGGTAGAATTACCAAAGGTTGCTTTATCTGTAAGAAAATTAGAACGTATGTTTCTTGACATTTCAGGTCTTAATTAGGTAATCTACCATAATAAAAGGAGCTATTAAGTTATCAATTTTTGTGTCAGTTTCTGCTTGAATAGAAATAGAAGCACTCATCCCATCAACAGCAATAAAAGTCTCTGGTATATTTATTTCATAGTTGGTAAGTCCAGTTGTATAACTGATAGTATGAGTATGAGTTGTAGGATCTGAATCATAATTAAATGGTTCTGTGGTCTCAATGATGTTTGAAACCTGAGGATAGGCAGTATTTTGAGCACTACTAACTTGAGTATCTACTGGTAACATTTGATGTAAAGATGTCGCATGAGTATATGCTGCACCATCAGTCAAACTAGCAAAAGCTGTAGTGACAACTCTAAGACTAACTCCTCCAGCACCAGTGGAAGGTGCACTACTAATATCTTTTCCTTGAACATCAGGAAAAGTTAAAACATCGCCAGCTGTGTATCCACTCCCAACATCAGTGATAGATATAATCTTATATCTTGTATTAGTTGGATTACCACCAGCACCTGGCCACGCCTCAAACCTACACAAGACTCTAAATCCACTTCCAGTACCACCAACTAAATCAACTTGACTTTGACCGAAATCAGATAAATCACTCCATGATGCACCATTATAACTTGTATACGCCCACTGTCCAAGACCTTTATTATAGTAACCTGCTCCAATATAAGTATCTAAATTATCAAGACTTTCATATAATTCAAATGACTGAACAGTACCAGTATCTCCAGCTGCCGACTCAGGAATATCATCATTACCAACTCCAGCAGCACCAAAAACATAGTTAGGTCCCATAACAGGATTACTACCAGCACACGTCATACCAACTGTAATTAATCCAATTCCAAAGACTGAATAAGTTTGAAAACACTGACCCTCTGGAGTAGCAGTAATGTTCATTTGTTTTCCAGTAGGGATCAAACAACTGTTGATGAATGAACCACAACTTCCCTTACAAATACCAAAATATTGATAAGTTGCAAAAGTAGAGGAAGGAATATAAGCACCACTATTCCATACTTCTGATTGTTGATAGTGTTTACATGCAGGTTGTCTTGCGTCAGGATCTCCAGTATCATTTGTAGCATCATACCAATTTTCAACACCAATTGTAGATGCGTTGTTGAAATAATTAAGTTCAAATATGTCATTACCTTGACGTCTAAAAGTTCTACACCTATATGTTGTGGTGTAGTGCATATGTGGTAAGAAACCATTTATAGATATAATTTCTTCATCAGGTCTTTTAGGTTTGGTAAAACCAACGTTACCTGTAAGAGCAACAGTTCTAGCAGGAATTCTAAATTGTCCTACCATATCAACAACTGCAACGTCTCCAACGTTAGATGAAACATTGACACCAACACCAGATCTCTCAACAACCTGTCCTGAAGCATTAGTTACCGTATTATCGTTAATAACACCTTGATCAGATGCAGAACTAGCTCTGATAAATTTAGATCTTAAGTCTGGTACTTGAAATTGTGTATCTAATAAACTCTGTCCTTCTTGTTTAAATGCACAAGCATCTCCCGTTCCAAGAACCTCTGCAAGTGCTGGATATACTGATGAACTATAAATTGCACCATCACATCTTAAATAACCAGAAGGAAGAAGTGATGCACTATTTCCTACGTTAGGATCGTTTACTTCTAACTCTTGAGGAAAAGCAATCAACGTTCCTGTTGTTGTTCCAATCTTTGTTCTTTCTTGATTTAAAAATGTTGCCATTTTAGTAAGCTCTGATAATCATTATCACAGTTTGTGATGGAGTTTGATTGTCCATAAGAATATTTAATGCATCTGGTATGTCAGAGACATTAACAGTATAAGATTGTACATTATTTACAGCAATATTTGGCGGAACTCTAAGACCACCAATGTTCATAGAAAGATCAAAACTGAAATGATTGTGTGATGCTACTGTTTGATCTGTAAAATCTTGTCCAATGTGACTGAGGTTTGTGGGGTATGTTGTACCAACATCTCCGTTATAATAGTTTGGTCTACCAAAAATTGTAGAAGGTGGTGGAAATACACCTGTAACTTGTCTCAGAGAGTGGTCATATGCACCAGATGCTGCTTGGTTGTATGTATCCTCAAATCCAGCTGTATATGCACCATGAGCAGGAATATCTCTTACCAAATTTTGTGCTGGAATTCTATCCAGTGATGGAGCAAAAGATTTTGATTC